AGATCCAAGCGTCTCATGAGAAAGCCCTGCGTAACAGTCAGCTATCTGATGATGCCATTGATGCTCTCGATAATGTATCTAGTGACTTAGAAGATGATTTAGCAGACGACGCATAATCTTACCTTAACTTTAAACGAGGTAATTTATGTCTCTAAACATACTTGAACATCAGCTTCATATGGTTCTCGATAAGCTCTCTAACGGAGAGACTGTTGAGTATGAAGAAAGCTGGATAGATGAAGCCGGGGAGATGTTTAAAGACACTCTCCGCAAACAACTGAAACCTCGTGAAGAAAAGTTCCGCATTCGCATGTCGAATGTGGGACGCCCTTCCTGCCAACTCCAAATGGAGAAATCTGGCGCTCCTAAATCCAAGAACCCCTACAACAACATTGTCCGCTTTATGCTGGGCGATGCAACTGAGGTATTGGTTGAGTTATATCTTAAACTAGCCCGAGTAAATATTACTGGGGGTAAGGATAAGGTACAGCTTGATGTGGGCGAGACTACTATTCTCGGTGAGAATGACGTTGAGATAGACGATAAGGTCTACGATACAAAGTCCTCTAGTCCTTGGGCCTACGACAACAAATGGAGTCAGGGCTGGGAAGGTGTAGCTAAGGACGATGCCTTTGGGTATGTTCCCCAGTTACTAGGCTACAGTGATGCATCCGGCAAAGAACCCGGCGGCTGGCTTGTCGTTAATAAATCGACTGGTGAGATCAAGGTTGTAGACGCTGAGTTTACTGATGCAGATAAGCGTGGAATCCGGGATAAGATTGCGTCTAATGTGGAATTGATTGCTACTGACGCACCTTTTAAAAGATGCTTTGAACCGCAAGACGAGTACTTCCGTAAGCAACTAACCCCCAACAAAAGGCTGGCTATAAACTGTACGTTTTGTAACTACACAAACAGTTGCTGGCCGGATGCGAAGTACCGCCCTCAAACACACAGCAAGGCCCAGAGTCCTCGCTACCACTGGTATGCGGAGTATGACGATGACCTTTAGAAACATACGCCGTAGAGCTATAGCCAATGGCTACCGATCTGGTCTGGAAGAAGACATAGGCCTTCAGCTTAAAGAGGCTGGAGTAAAGGCCGAGTATGAGCCCTTCCGTATTCCTTTTACTGTCCCGGTGCAGGGCCGCCACTACACTCCCGACTACGTTTTACCTAACGGTATCGTAATTGAGAGCAAGGGGCGCTTTACTCCAGAAGATAGAAAAAAACACATTTATATCCGTGACGAGTACGGCGAGGCGTTAGACCTTCGCTTTGTATTCAACAACCCTAGAGGCAAGCTCCGTAAGGGTAGCAAGACTAGCTACGCTGACTGGTGTGAGAAGAATGGGTTTATGTTCGCGGCGAAAGAAATCCCGGATGAATGGCTTAAAGAAAAAGCTAAAAAGCGTTCATTAAATTTACTTAGCAAACTTCGAGAAACAAAATGACGGATAAGTTTATAGGAGCATTTATAGAACTCGTCCCGAATGAAACTAGCGAAGGGATAGATTTTAGGTTTGGTTGGGAGTTCCCTGACAATATGGATCCAGAAGTAGAGGATTTATTTAAGAACCTTGTAGCTGGGATCTTCGGCCTGATGAGTAGCCAAGATGAAGAGATTATCGCCATTGGTGAGATAGTCCGTAACGTGTCCGGGTTTGATGATAGTATCAAGCCAGTAGCAGAGAACGAGATTATGTTTACTGCGGACGAGGAACTTCTCAATAAGCTGGAGTCTTCATCAAAAGTCATCGACATAAGTAAGTACAAACCACAAGGCGACGAATGATGAGTGATTTATTCATTGGCCTATGTGGAAAGAAAGGCTCCGGGAAATCCTATGTAGCGGAGAATATGAGAGATAGTCGGGGCGCTAAGATCATACGCTTTGCCGATACTCTTAAAGACATGATGCGTGTAATGGGCTTTAACGAAGGCCAGATAAACGGTGACCTTAAAGAAGTTGCCTGTGACATGCTGAATGGCAAGACCCCGAGATACGCCATGCAAACACTCGGAACTGAGTGGGGCCGTAACTTACTGCACGAGAATATCTGGGTAGATATGCTTGTTGCCAAGGCGAACAAAGAGACCGGTATTGTGGTCGTAGATGATGTTCGTTTCCCTAATGAAATAAAAGCAATTCGTGAGAATGGCGGAATAGTAGCGTGGGTAGAGCGAATTTCTATCTACGAAGGTGAGGATGAACATGCCTCCGAAACCTCGGTTAGTTCAGCGGACTGCGATGTCTGGATTGATAACACCCTACCCATCTCTGAAGTGATCACCAACGTGGAAGGTTGGGCGCGGTTGCAGAAAGATATCAGGAATAAAAATGAAAAATAAAGTTAATATTGATTTAGAAAGAGATGGTAAATTTGATGACCTTGGACTCACGAGATTACGCGAAAGCTACATGCGCGAAGACGAAAGTAGCCCCCAAGAAAGATTTGCCTACGTCTGCGAACAGTTTGGATCTAACCAAGAACACGCCCAGCGCCTCTACGAATACACCAGTAAACACTGGTTGTCGTTGTCCACGCCAATCCTCAGCTACGGCCGGAGCAAAAGGGGTATGCCCATCAGTTGCTTCTTGTCGTACCTCGACGATAGCGGCGAAGGACTGGTAGATACTCTATCCGAAGTAAACTGGCTATCGATGTTAGGCGGCGGTGTGGGTATCCATGTAGGTATCCGTGGCTCCGACGATAAATCAGTTGGGGTAATGCCTCACCTGAAAGTCTATGATGCAAGCTCCCTAGCCTACCGACAGGGACGTACCCGGCGCGGCAGTTACGCGGCCTTCCTAGATATTAGCCACCCGGACATTACTGCGTTTGTAGAGATGCGTAAGCCTACCGGTGACCAGAACTTCCGTACACTGAACCTACACCACGGCGTGAACATTACGAATGACTTCATGAACCTTATTGAGCAGTCAATGCGTGATGAGGACTTCGATGATTCATGGGATTTAATTAGCCCTAATAATGGCGAGGTAGTCGAGACCGTATCGGCCAAGGCCCTATGGACTAAGCTACTTGAAATGCGCATCCAGACCGGTGAGCCTTACTTAGTATTTATTGACAATGCTAATGACGATTTGCCTGAATGGCTAAAAGATCAAGGCATGAAGATTAACGGCAGTAACCTATGCACTGAGATCTTCCTACCAACGACTATGGATCGTACTGCGGTCTGTTGTTTGTCTAGCTTGAATATCGAGTACTACGACGAATGGAAGTCAGATCGTAAGTTTATCCCGGATATTATGGAGATGCTGGATAATGTGCTGGATCACTTCATAGCACACGCACCTAAAACCGTCTCTAGGGCCATTAAATCAGCGCGTAACGAACGATCTATTGGTATTGGTACCCTTGGTCTACATGCGTACTTTCAAAAGCGTGACATGCCTTTAGAGGGCGTCATGACGAAGGTAGCTAACCGTGAGATTTACCGTCATATCGAGAAAGAATGTAGGCGGGGTGATAGACAATTATTTGAAAGCCGGGGTGCTTGCCCGGACGCTGAGAAAGCTGGAGTAGAGCGTAGATTTAGTCATTGGACTGCTATTGCGCCTAACGCCTCTAGTTCTATCATCATGGGTAACACCAGCCCTAGTATTGAGCCATACCGAGCTAACGTATTCCGCCAAGACACAATGTCCGGCGCGTACATACAAAGGAACAAGTTTCTTGAAACTAAGCTCGAAGAACTCGGTCTAAACACGCAGAAGACGTGGGCTAGTATCACGGCGCAGGACGGATCTGTTCAGCACCTAGATATCCCGCAAGATGTAAAAGATGTCTTTAAAACAGCCAATGAAATTGACCAGCTTTGGTTGATAGACCTAGCCTCGGATCGACAAGAACACACAGATCAGGGCCAGAGTCTAAACTTATTTTTCCGTCCAGATGTTAATGTGAAGTATCTTCACGCCACTCATTTCTTAGCATGGAAGAACGGTCTTAAAAGCCTGTACTACTGCCGTTCTGATAAGCTCCGTAAAGCTGATCGCGTCGGTATGCAGATTCAACGTAACAGAATTGAAGACGAGATTGATCTGACAGCGGTAGCTGATGGTGATGTCTGTCTCGCATGTGAGGGATAAACATGGAAAGTGATTTTATTTACACCGCCCTGATTAAAAAGTTTGAGGCTGAGAAGTTGGCGGCAAAAGCCAATATCGAGATTTATATGGGGCGCTCTGTAGGCGTCGCAGAACACCCGGACGTTATCGAGACTATGGATGGCCTAGTAGAGAAATACTGTGCGGCCGCTGAGAAGCTAGAACGCTTCCAGAAAGATTTTGAGTCGAGGGGGAAATGATGCCGAAAAGAAAACCAAAGTTAACGGATACAAGAGATTACTATAAGCCATTTAACTACCCGTGGGCTTAT